TGGTATATCTGACATATCATCAATCTGAGCTAATGGGTTATTAATTGCCATACGATCAGCAATAATGTCAGCACCAGGGAAGTCCATGTTACGAACCAATAAATCACCAGCAACTTGTACAAGTGATGGCTCTGCTTGGAATAATGCCATCATGGCCTCAACAGATTCTTGACGTTTGGAGTTATAGCTTGGTCCGGTATCCATGACCACATCAAACTCACCAATCGTCACATCATTTAATATACGCTCAATGCCTTGCTCATCCATCTTACGCTCATTAATTGTCATTATCTCTGGCTTACCATCATCGCCAATAATTCTCATGGCACGTTCTGTATCGTAAATGTGTGGAATTAAATCGAGAATTACTCTGCCAACTTGTCTAATGCTGCGAGTTAAATTGTCGTAATAGTGCATATTGGTCATGTCAGCTTGCATCTGCTGACCTTGGATTGCTTTACCGGATTGAATGCCTTGCGGTAACTGATTTGGATCGTAAATACCGATGACTGCTTGTAAATCTAAATTCATTGACTGCATTGCAGCCATTACTCCAGTAGGAGGTTGTTCAGGTGATTGTCTTACTGGTGGTGGAGCAGGTCTGCCATCAATATCTGTCTGTTTATATCTTAGATATGGTTTACTTGCATTGTTCGCCTCAGCCCATTCTTGCTCATGCCCTTCATCCTGCCCTTCAGCCAATATCCATTTTGCTTTAGGTGCTAATGCGACAGTTTCAGTCAGAGCAGTTGACCAATAGTTATACATTCTCTGTGGATCTTTGGCCATTCTAACTAAGCCAAAACGCTTGTGTTTGCCTTGAACTATGGTGCTTTGACCATACACAGGGATAATTGGAATATATCGACCTGCCCATTCACCTTCTTCAAGCACTTGCATTGCAGTTACTTTGGCCCATTTAATCTTTTTACGGATTGTTGTGCGTTGATTAATGACTTCAACACCTAATTTTTCCATTAACTTTTCATCGACTTCATCAGCGTAAATGCTTGAGCCATCCGATAACTGCATTAACTCTACAGATTCTCTGATTGAATACCAATATTCGGCAATTCTAATTTCTTCTTTTTGTACCCAATCACCCATCACATCGCCAGTACCACGACTAACAAAACCTTGGTCTATCTCAGCCTCTGGATACATTGCACTAAAGGATTTTTTACTAATTAAAGTGGTAATAAGGCATCGCTCAGCATCTGATCCATCAGCCATAATGGAATTGGGATCAAAATACACAGTAAAAGGATTTTCAATTGGTCGAATATAAATTTCTTGGTCAAAGCTATCATCTTTTACATAATCGGTATGAACTCGGATATATCCCCAGCCCATGCGAACTGCATAATCTACAGCGTTGATATAAGCCTGATCAGCATCGGACTGCAATTCAATGTGTCTGCAAATGCCTGTAATAATTTGTGCTTGTTTCTCATTAGTCTGAGTATTCATGCCATGCGCTTTAATTCTAGGTCTTTGCTCACGAATTTGATTTACAATTTGTCGGCAATACGCATCAACTTTATTAATTGTTAAACAAGGTCTGGCTTCAAGTAATCGACTGTTCTGCACATCCACAGGCCATTGATCGCCATTGCTAAAACGCACATCATCTAAAGCCTCAGCACGATTATTGGAGTCCACATCATTCACTTGACGTAAAAACTCCATTGCTTGATAGATTCGATTGTCTTGCTCAATGATTTCTTCAGCCATAATTTACCCTTGTAATTTTTGCAATTTTAACTCATCCATGAGCCACGTTCAATATTAACTGGTCTTTTTACTGTTTTCTTAGGCTCATTGACTAATAATCCAAGCATTCTAAACGCATCAGCTCCATGGGAATATTGGTCATGGAGTGGCTTTTGAGACCATGCTCCACTCTCATCGACATCATACCGATAGTGTCTAAGACATTGCAGGCCATCGCCACAGTTCTCACGATCAAACACGCATTTATTAAAAATAGTTCTGGCTGCGTTGATGGAATCAGTCACCGGCACTCTTGGCAATATCTGAACTTTGTACCCAGCACTACGCACAATTTCCTCAATCGATCGCCCTGAGCCTAAACTTTTAGCAGCTGCATCATGTGGCAGCCACAGCGTATCAAAGTGATAACCAAACTTTTGCATCTCAGCCAAATACCAACTAATCGTCTGTTGATTGGCCTGCATATATCGAATTAATCGGATTTCTAAACCAATAAACTGCACAAACCAAATGGCAGTATGATCAGCCCAGCCAAGGTCAAAGACTGCATGAACTGGCTTAATGGCATCGTATGGCACCCTGGTGATTCTGTTCTCCATCTCAGCCTGTTGCATCTCCTTGGCAAAAATAGCACCATCAACAGTAACTCGGCACATTCCTTCCCAGACTGTATTGTAGGACTCAGGATCACGATTCTTGAGTGAGATGCGCTCAAGGTTCAAAGTTTCCGGAAACCAGGGATTATCTGACCAGTTAATCTTTTGAATAATTGCGTTCTCAGGTGGATGCATCACAAAACGCTGATAAGTTTCATCGGTTTCCAACTCTGGATTAAATGAAACCCATATTTCAGAGTTTTCTTTACGAATGGTTGGAATCAGAATATTCCATGAAGATTTGGTCACAGACTGTGCTTCCTCTATCCAGCAATAGTCCACACCTTCATATGATTTGATATTAGCAGTATTGTTTTTGAGGCCTACAAAACTAAATTCTGTGCCATTCTTGCCCTTAATATTGGCTTGTAGAATTTCATAAAAGGAGTTTAATCCCAACAGTTCAATCTGATCACTTAGTAATTTATGCACCGAATCACGCATCGATGTCATGTATTCCCTGGCACATAAAATGCGAATAGGTGACTTAGCACCTAAAATCAATAATGCTTTAGCTACTGAATGGGATTTGCCTGCACCTCGACCACCCCAGTAAACCTTGTAACGTGATTTGTCGAACAAGGTCGACATCTTAAATGGAAATTCTGCCTTGGCAATTGCTCCATCAACTTCACTCATTTGGCTTTACAAATGCAACATGAATACTGTTAACAGTTTGGCCATCAGTCGTGATATCTGTGGACTGGATGGCCTTACCATCCATGCGATCCATTATCTCTTTGATTGCCCATGCCTCTGATTCTTCTGCAGCCTTAACTAAATTTTCTGCAATTTTACGCAATTTACGCTGATCATCTTGCACTAAAATTTTACGCAATTCTCCATGAAAGAGTTTTCCTTTCACAGAATTTTTATTGCCTTCAGGTGCGCCACGTTCTGCCATTTGTATCAAAAGTTAAGTAATTGATTAATAAAATTATATAGTTACGCTACTGGTTCTTCAGCCGGAACAAAATTAACTGTAATTTTATCAGCTTCCAAACCTACACTTTGCTCAACATTTTGAGGCTGTGGAGGCTGTGGTGCTACCTGTTTATTAACATGAGCTTGAATGTATTCAATAAGTCCTCTTGCATATTTATGAGGAACTTCATCTAAATATTTCATCATTTCGTTAATTTGATCAATATGAAAATTAATAATCATTTCTTTTTACCTTTCTTTGCTTCACGTTGTACATTAAGTGCTATTGCTACTGCTTGTTTCTGTGGTTTACCTGCTTCTATCTCTTTTTTGATGTTTTTAGGCACAACTTTTTCTGATTTAGATTTAATTAATGGCATTTACATTCTCCTGTTCAAAGCAAATATCCGACCAACTCATGACCAGATAACGCTCATTGTTTTCAAAGTATTCAGTATATTTTAAATATTCGTCTTTGCCCATTGTGCCAAATCTGACGAATGAGCCGACTAAAACCGGCATTTCTTCTCTACGACCATTGGGTAATTTCTTGCCTGGTCCGACTGCGACCACAGTTCCCATGTTGTCTTTCTCATCCATAATCACATGAATCAAAGACGATTTAACTCGTTCAATGGGTTTGACTACAATTTTATCGTGTAAAGGTTTAAGCAACATTTCTTTTGGGCCTTCCTGCTTTTGGCTTCATGGCAGCGACTTCTGCTTGGATAGATTCTTTGGTCACTGCTTGAACGATGTTGTCCAGAGCGCCAAATGTTGAACTTTGAGCGTATTCGCCACAAGTATCATTGAAATGCCTATTTTGATAGGTAGGATACCTTCTGCACGAACCTAATATGTTTTGAGGTTCACTGAAATGTTTACATGATTTACAACAGTTTTTATAATCATTGTCAGACATTAAATAATTATCCTATTTGATGTTAGAAACCCCTAACACTCTACAAAGTTTTAGGGGTTTTGTTTATTTAGTCTTGTGGATGAGCAATACGCTTGTGATTGTAAACTACTTTTTCAGAGCTTCCACCCTTCATTTCGCCTAACATACCATCGTTTTTACCCATGTGACTAGCATCTCTTGCACCAATGCCATCAGCCTTGCCCATTGCAACGCCACCAACTAATTTGGCTCTGCGCTCACCTGATGTATCTGATGCAGTTGCACCTTTAGGAATCATTTCGCCTGATTCGCCTTTAGTACCTTTAGTGCTGTTTGGACCAGATTCTGATCCCTTTTTCATGCCTGTTTTGTCGCTAGATACTACACCTTTAGGCATTTTTTCGCCACTTGCTGGTTTACCATAATTCATTTTTAATTTTCCTTTGCAAAGAAATCTCACCATGAGATGACTCATTTTATAACAAAACTTTTATTTTGTGGGAAACAAAATTTAATCCCAAAATATTTCTTCAACAACAACTTTTTTTTCTTGATACTTGGTGCATCGATTTTTTAAATCTGGAGTCCACCACGGATCACCAGCTTTGCATTGCCCTTTCCAAGTTTTGTATTCACCATTGGCCAATTCATTCGGCATTGACACACAATTTTTGCAATAAACTCGATCATCCATTTTCTTCTCCGTTTTAAGTGATTTTTAGGTGTGACACACTAGGTACACCACACCTACCATTTCCTTATATAGTGCCAAATATGTATATATACCTATAAATACCTATATTTATATAAATAATAATAAATATTAAAAAAGGTATTTCAGGTATGTCAAGGTATTGATTCATAAAATAATTTTTTTTAAAAAGGTGTGTCATTGAGGTATGTCATTTTTTATTGAGGTGTGTCTTAATTTCGTTTAAAAAAAGACACACCTTTGATAGGTGTGTCACTTTTTAGGCTTTTGCCACACCACAGTTCTCGTCGTTCCAATGCGTTTTTTCTCAAATCCAAGATGTTTAAGCATTCTTGCTACTGTCATTTGTTCCCCTTTTGTCGGTGCATTAAATGGATTACTTTGGATGCCCATGCAGATTTCAGACACTTTATATGACTGCTGATAATTCAATTTAATATACTCTTCAATCTTATCTTGGAGCGATTCATCAATGACTGAGTAGGTGTCGTTTACTTCTTTTTGATACGTTTCTGCATCCCTAAACAGCACTCCAGACTCTTTAAAAGTATGAATTGCTTCTGCCCAAATCTGTGTTCTATCGGCAATGAGTGCCTCAATATCCGCTTGATTGACTACATCAAGTGGCAGCCACCTACGATTATTTTCACCAACGCTGAGAAATTCATCATCATTGGTTGTGCCAATAAATGCACATCGTCTGGGGATGCGAACATTTAATTTAGCGAATGGGGGCCGATATTCCTCAACTTGCCTTACTACCCATGCCTTGATCATATTTGCCTCTTTGGACCTTAATCCTTGCAGTTCTGCCAATTCGCCAATAAGTTTGCCATTCAGTAGCATTTTGCTGTCTTTGTTATCAATATCGTGAAAATTCAGTTCTGCATAGGTATCTGGTATCGGAGCTAAAGCATTAACTGCTGATGACTTCCTCATACCTTCTTTACCAATTAAAACAATGGCCATGTCAACTTTAATGCCAGGCTCAAGTAATCTGCCGGCCATTGCAGTCGCAAAATATTGAGAATAAGCCATCTCTCTGGCTGAGGATTCGACACCAAAATANGTACTAAATAANTGATCAATACGTTTAATGCCATCCCATTTGAGGGAATTACCCCATTCAATCGCTGAATCAAATCGCTGATCGTGAGCCACTTTATATACACAATCCATTAAATTCGACTTGGATGGAGTTGCAAAGCCATGTCGTTCTAATTGCATTGATAGACTAAAAAAGTCCGTTTCACGAATCGCCCTAAAATCGTTTTTGTCGTATAGCATGATTTGCTGGGTAAACTCATCGTACTTAAGTTTCAATTGATTTAAGGCAGCATACAGATTGTCGTTTGTATTGGTAATCTGCCCTTTTTTCGTTATTTCTAAATTAGTAATATCAAATTGCAGGAAATCAATATCTTGGATTACTTCGCCATCGCTATTTACTTGAAAATCCTGATTAGGTAAAGAGATTTCCGGAGTAAATTCATAATTGGATACTGTCTTTAAGATGGTAGCCCTAATCTCATGTTCAGTAAGTGGTGGCTTACATACTCGATTATTCTCCTCCAAGATAGCCTGTAGTAATATATATTCGCTAGAAATAACATTTCTTGCCTTCGATGCAAACTTAAATAAATAGTTATTTCGGTTTGTATCTACATAAAACTCTTGATCACTATTCGGTGCTGGAATAATTGCCACCACCTTTTGAGGACTAATCTGATTGGCCAAACTATTAAAGTTCGGCATCTTCTGAATCCCTTTATCCTTGATCACATCGCCAGTAATAGTTAAATATCTGCCGGTAGAGTACATCTCCACTTGGAGGGTATTAAATGAGCCATTGATGCCCTTTGTGAGCGGTTCTGCGTATCCCAATGCCCTTAGACCTTTGCGACTTGGAGAATACTCACAGTAACTTGGCTGGAGCTTTTTAAGAAAGTCGATTGCCTCTGGTGAGATTGTTCCTTTCTCATCTACGCAGTTATCAAGGTCCACACCGACTAGGCCATCATTATTGAGAACAAAGCCAATGCCAGCTCGATCGCCTTCCTCGAATGAGGTTAATGCTTTCTCAAAAGATGACCAGGTATCCGGATCATTGGACTTACCATACTGATCTAATAAGTTTGGATCATAAAGAACCTTCCGAGGTTTATCGCCATTATTCGCGACTGCCTTCCATGTCACCCACCTTGGAATATCTTTTAAAACTTGTGGAATTCTATCTGGATTAGGTAGGTAATAGGTATATCCATCAACAGTTATCGATGGTTTTTGCTGTAGATTTATGTTATTATTCATATTAGGTGAGAGCAGTAAAAGTTGTAGAGAAAGCCAAGATTGAGAGTCTTGGCTTTTTACTTTAAGGATTTAGTTTAGCATTATTTACTTCGTTTTAAGCTAGATGCGGATAAAGTTTCATCAATCAGATCAGCCGGCACATCAAAGCCAGATTTTTTGAGTGCAGTAATTGATTTAAGCTCAAAGATTGCCGGATTACTATTAAATAGCTCGATAACTGCCTGTGCATCCTTAATTTTCTGCATCTTCCGGCCCTTCGCCATTGACCATCCAGCCACAAATCCACCACCATTCATTATGTCCTTGGCTGCATCTCGGACTGCATCAATCCATGTTTCTAAGAGTTCAGCAGTATCAAGCAGTTCCGGTAAATCTGCCAAATGCTCTTCTGCCTTAAATTCATTCTTGGCCACTTCAATTGCTTTATCTTTAATCGATGGGCAAACTGTTTTACCATTGCAATATTTACAAGCCTCATAAGATGGTGTTGGATCTTGGAATGGATCTTCAGCTTTTTCTGCAAGTGCTTTTAATTCAATTTCAAATGCCACCATGTCATCATAACTATATTGAGCCGGTAGTTGCTGGGCATAATGCGGTTGAAAGATGTGGCAATAAATAGTTACATTTGGCTGACCATGTAAAATCCAAGCACCTAAAGCATAGGTTTTTAGTTGAATAGAATTGGTCTTTACAACCCCTCTGCCGGTCTTTAGATCAACAATGTGTAGTTCATTATCGTTGAAAACAATAGCATCAGCAGTTCCACCCAAAAGAGGATGAACAGTCTTTAATGCCTCTGTTAAGTTTGTTTCAAGTTCATAATGTCCACTCACAAAATCACTAATATAATTAAGGTAAGCATTGGCCCATTCTAAACCTTCTTGATCTTCTGTAATAACTTCTTCGCCTTTTCCAAGTAATTCAGCCATTTCATGAATCCGAGTGCCTCGTTCAGCTGCTGGATTGGATTTATTGGGGATGCCAATGCTCATGCGATATGAGGCTGGGCAGAGTGCAATTCTTGGTAAAGAGCTTGCTGATAAGGGACTATGATATGCCATGATTATTATTCTTCTTCCTGTTCGATTTGATTGATTGGGTTCATGTAAAGTTTTGGGTTATTAAAGTTTGGTAATGCTAATTCCGGCCTTAAATCTTCCGGCTTGATTCTGCCTTCCGTTAATTCTTCAATCCTCTTTAAGTAACGAGTAGGCACTCGGTCCAGCTTGGCCCACATATAGACTGATTGCACCGATACATTCAAATCGATGGCAACAGCTTTGGCAGTTCCAAACTCCAACAATAATTTATTAAAATTTCTAGGTTGTTTCATGTAATTCCTTTCTTTAGAAATTACAGTTTAGCATTTAATTTTAAATAATTACAAAATATTTATTAAAAAAGTATTGCAAAGTTTTAAAAAAGGGAATAAAGTGTATTCATGCAGTAAATTTTATTAATTAATTAGGGGAGTTATAAAAATGATAAATTCACAATGGATTGATATTAATTCTTACAACACGCAATATGGTTTATTAGTTGAACAAATATCAAATAATCTTTTTATTAAAAACCAAGATGGAGAATTTATTGCATTTGATTATGCAAATAATAAAATGAGTCCAAAATTTGATTGGTGCTCTGATTTAGAAGTTTGGTTAAAAAATAATTAATACCAGTAAGAATCCTCTGGATAAAAGGATTCAATTTTGTGAAAAGAGTGAAAAAATGAAAACACCATTAATTGATTACTTCATCGTAATAGTTTTCGGAATTGCTTTAGGTTATGGCCTAGCAGTTTGGTTTACCGGTTATTAATTAGTACCAGTCCGGAGCGTCTGGATAAAATGCTCCAATTTTGTGAAAAGAGTGAAAAATGAAAGTAGTTACCAATAAAGTAAGAGCCTCGTATTTAAGCTGGCATACTCCTAAAGAGGGCCTTGATGGCAAGATGTCTTACTCAGTAGAGTTGTTGATTCCAAAGACTGATGTCGATGGCATTACCAAGATCAAGGCAGCCATGAAGGCAGCACTTGAAAAGAAGTTTGGAGATCTGTCTAAGGTTAAAGGCCTTAAGAATCCATTGAAAGATGGTGATGGCAATAAACAAGATGGCACTCCACATTCTGAGGAATATCATGGCCATTTCTATCTGCGTTGCAAATCCACAGAGAAGCCTGGTGTTATCGATCTCAAAGGCAAAGAGATCATCAATAGCACAGAATTTGTGTCTGGTGACTATTGCAGAGCCTCCATTATGGCATCAGCCTATGATTCCAATATGGCTCGTGGTGTCACATTCTACCTAAATAATCTTCAGAAGGTTCAAGATGGAGAAGCATTAGGCGGTGGTAAGACCACTGCTGCGGAGGACTTTGGAGTTCAAGGTTCTGCCAATGCAGATTTCAATGATGCACCAGTTGCTCAAGATGGCGATATTCCATTCTGAGGTAACTCTTGATTGGTTGCTGGAGGATTATAAATATAGTCCCCCAGCAGTTAATTTATTTCCTAAAGAATGGACCATCTTTGATATTGATGATTCAGATTTTAAAACTGCCAAGGTAAAAATGGACAGTAAGGCCGATAAAGAAAAGAAAGCCAAGATGAAAAAACAGATTAAAGCTCTAAAGGAAATGAACAAATGATTTTTTATATGTCATTCCCAGTACCGCCCAGCAACAATGTCTATTACAGACGTTCTGGTCACCATATGCACATCAGCACCAAGGGCAAAGAATATAAAAAGACTGTATGTAACATCGTTTCTCAGTTTTATCCCATAAAATTTGGTATTCATCCAGTAAGAGTTCATATTGATTATTGGCCAGCCACACGCAGAAAAGATGATTTAGATAATCGATTCAAAGCAATTTTGGACTCTTTGACTGCTGCTGGTGTTTGGGATGACGATTCACAGATTGATGAGCTGAGCATTTTAAGAAAGCCAGTAATGAAAAATGGAAAGATTGTTGTAACTGTCGAGGCCATTCATGGATGATTACCAGGTTAACATCTTTGGTAAAGATTGCTTGGTATCTTTTAAGAATGAACCAGATCTAGAATCAATCGATGTAGTGCGAGAAATATTAAATAATTTAACAGATCAAATAATTAAGGAGCAATTAAATGGTAATCAATCTTAAAGTAGTACAAAAAGACCATCTTGGTTGGGTGGTTGAGTTTCCAAAAGAATTTAATGCGTTACGTTCACAGCAAAAGCTAGATTTAATTCAAGATACTTTATATGATTTGAATGTAAAATTTAAAGATGTTAATGAAAATTATGGGGAAAATAAATGAAAGCATTTCCTTAT